TTCAGGTAACGCGCCTAAGATAGCGTTAATGGTTGTCCAACTCGTATCGTAATCAGTTGATGTATCCTTCACTATCAGTTGCCCTGCTGTTCCTCCGGATGGCACACCAGCGCCCACCTGTGAAACAGGGAACTGCACCGTGATGTTAGAGGAGTTGAGTGTAACCTGAATATCTGCCATGACTACGCCGTGATTTTATCAATCAGCGTGATGGTTGCCCGAAACAGGACATACACCACACCGGATGACAGGGTTAACTTCAGGTCGGTATTCAACACGTTTGATATTGGCAGCGTTCCGGTTCCTACTGCCTCCGGGCTGATTGTCATTTGCCCGCTTGTCGGGTTAGTCAGCGCTATGCCTGCGTTTGCTGTGGTTGTGAGCGTTAATAACACGCTACCTGACGCGCTTTTAATCTGCATGGTAGCAGATGCACCTGTAAGGTTTACAGGCGTGCCGTTAGTGTCCTCCACAGTCACCGTGAAGGCTGTTGTGCGGCCCCGATACCATTCTAACGCCACATAGGGCGGTCGAAGTGAGAGTAACTGCGCGTCAGTTGTAGCCATGTGTTATTTCTTACGCTTTTCACTTGCAGGTGGAAGTCCGGCTGCACGTTCTACTTTGGGCTGCTCTTCCTGTAACGCGATAGCAAGGCCACCGCGAACAAGGGAAAGCGCACGGTTAGCAGGCATATCAATTTCCTGCCCTTTACCGTATGAGAACGATTGCTTTGTGTCCGGATCGTTACCGACAAGCGATTCAAGTATCCTGACCTTCATTAGGATGCGGCTGTGATAAGGTGCTTGATTGCTGCTGTGTTGATACACTCGCCATCGAAGCGCATCCATCCCTGGAAGCCGACAAGTCCATTTTCAGAGTACAGTTCGTCACGGCGTGCGATAATCATGTCCTGAACCATGCGGACAATGTACTTGCTGAAGTCACCCACCAAAATCAGTTTGGATGAAGCATTGATGCTGCTGTCCATGTCCTGATTGATGTAGTAGCGCGTGCCGTCAATTGTATCCGGTTGTCCGGCTACGTATGAAGGCATCCACAGCGGGCGGTTCTGGCTGTCAACGAGTTTCTTGATTGCAAGCAGTACAGCATCATTGAACATGAATCCGAACTGCGGGCTGTTGCGGTATGCCGGGTCAATGCTGTGCTTCAGGTCAAGGATTTCAAGGTACGTGAAAGCGGTTGCAGATGCGGTTGTCTTACCGAGCGTGGAAGCGGTCACGATGCCGTTTGGATCGCCGGAACCGTCACCTGTGGTACACTCCTGATTCAGGATACGACCGAAACGCGGAGCAAATGAATTGCGGACTTCCTGTTCGATGTTGTACGCATTGTCCTGAAGCAACTCATAGGACACCTTTACGAGCGTGCCATACTTGTATGCGTCAAGTTGCTTTTGACCGAACGTCAGGTCTTGCACGGTGAAAGATGCTGCCTCACCAACCTTTACGGCTTTGGTGGTGGTATCATCTTCAGTTGGCCAGTACAGGGTGCTGCCTGATGCTGTGCGAAGCACACGGCACGCCTGAAGGATGCCGGAGTAATCCAGCATTGCGCGCTCAATTTCGGGCTGCCACTCATCAGGAACCAGGTAGCCACCGAGCGAATCAGTACCTACAAGCTGGTTTGATGTTCCGCGTTTTTCAATCAGGATGCTGCGCGTTTCGTTGTCCAGGTTGCCCCAGCCTCTACGCAGAAAATCCGTGTAGGCGCTGCGGTAATCGCGCTCTTTGCCTTTGTCGGCTGCCTTTGGCGCATTCTCAAATTTGGCTTTGACATTGCGGGCCTCAAGCGCCTCAACCGCTTCGTTTGCCTGAATAGACGCTGTGAGTGCTGCCTCATCAGCCTCCATTTTGCGCCATGATGTGAGTTCTTCCTCATTCATTGCGCGGCCTTCGGCTGCTGCTTTGGTGGCGGTCGCTTTCATCTGTTCGACAATCCGCGCCCGTGAATCGTAAAGGGTTTGAATACCAGTTACCATTAGTTAGTTTGTTTGCGTTGAAAGATAGCTGCTTTCCGGTCAAGAGCGCGGATTAGCAGATTGTAAGTTTCTGTGAGTTCGGCATTAGCCGACCTTTGGCTTTCAGTTGTGCTTAGCGCCTGTATAGCTGCTGCGAGCGTTGCAACAAGCGCTGTATTTTCATCAGCACGCGCATTCAAAAGCGCTGCCAGGTCATTGGCTGCTGACAGATCAGGATTGACTGATGCAATCATGGTCATCTTGTCGGCATAACCTTTGAGTTCAGCCACCGATTCATTCAGGCATTCAATTGTGCCTGTAATTGCCTCAATAGCCTGTGCCTTTGGTGGCATCTCTTCATAGCCTTCGCCGTTGCGCTTTGCCATCTCCAGCGACCGCATCGCAACTGATGTATCCGGATTGGCAGGATAGGTAACGGGTGAAGCATCGAACACCCGCTTTACTTTGGTAATTACGCGATGTTCTTTGCCGTCTTTCATTCTCCACTCGTCACCGACTGACATACCCGCTTCATTGCGTGCAATTTGGAATGACCATGAACTTTGATCTATGTCACCGCGCTTGAGCGCTTCAACGAGATTCTGTCCGGTGGGGCTGTCCGGTATGGACGCCCTGTACCACATTCCAGTATCATCCGTGCCAACTGTGGCTGTGCCTGACTTCGTGCGACCAATAATCAGATTGGGATCGTGGTTAAACAGGATACGCACATCTGACATATCAGCCTCTGAAAGTGCGGAGCGCTGTATCTCTTCGGTGAAGTATCCCATGTCGTATGATTTACCCCACTTCAGCGCATAGCCAAAAACAGAAGGCTTGCCGTCCTCCGTCATCCGTATTTCCACGCCTTCAGTAAAGGAACGTATTTCAGGCTGTAGCGCTTGCTTGCTGTTGTCCATTGTATTGTATGTTGTCAGCCTGCACTACGTCCGGCTGTTCGTTATTCAAAGTAGGATTGTACACAGTATCGCCCGCTGTGACCGGATTCATATTCTCAAGCCTCCGCACTTCGTTAGGTGTCATCCAGCCCGGAGTTGAAACGGAACCGAGCGCACGCGCGAAGTATTCAGAACGCGATTTAGTGTCGCCGCGAAGAAGTGCATCAACATTGAAGCGAAAGAACATTCTGTTTTTCTCTGATTCAAACAGTAGCTTCCTGTTGAGTTCCTGCTCCCAATTCTTAAGCCAGGGCCGGAGCGTGTCACGCACAAACTCAAGGCTCTGATGTTCGATGTTGTTATTTGTGGAGCGCTCAAGGTCGCCTACCATGTGAGGCGGTATGCGGTATATCCGGCAAACATCGTGCAGGGATAACTTTGCCGTTTCAATGAACATGGCATCGGCTGGCTTCAGCGTCAATGGTACGAACTCCATACCCGCCTCAAGTACAGGCGTTTTTCCTGCATTGTCGCGGCCTGTGTACCTGCTCTGCCAACTGTCACGCAGATTCTGTGCCTGATCGGGTGCAAGTCTGCCAGGGTGTTTCAGGTAGCCATTAATCAAAGTGCCATTTTTCCACAGGCTGCCCTGTGTTTGCGTGGTGGCTATACCAAGTCCTACATTCTCCCGAAACAGGGTAATAGGGGATTTGCCCTCAATGCCGTTTGAACTGATGCCTTTGACGTGAATAATGTCACGTGCGCGCACGGGTAGAGTACGCTCTACATAACCGCCTGCTGTACTGCGTTGGTCAAATATGCGATACCACAGACGGCCCTCAGGGTCAAGTTCAGGCTTTACCCAGTTAGGGTTCTCAATAATGCGCAATTCAACCGGGCGGCGGTTGCCATCCCTGATAATGTCAGCATAGAAGTTACCATGAAGCGCAAGGTGCAGCATCGCGGTACTGCGAAAGTCAAATGATGTGTACAGTTCCGAAGGCTCTGCACCTATCAGGCGTGTACGTGTGTCGTTTGACAATTCATTAACAACTTCACCCGTATCTATGTAAAGCGCTACAGGAAGTGATGCTACAGATTCGGATAGAATCTTTGCGCACGCGAATACGCCCGCGTGTGTCAGGGCTGTTTCTCCGTTCACATTTACGCCTGAACGGGTAGGTTTGCCACCCATCCATGTGTACATCCATTCGGCTGGATGCGATAGGCTGTTGCGTT